TCCACGCTCAGGATGGAGGATCAGTTGTAATGGGGGCCGCCACTCCTGCTAGTTCTCTTCCTTCAGATAATACTTGGCACCATTTAGCTTTAGTCCGACCTTCAGGATCGAATGTAAAATTTTTTATTAATGGGACAGAACAAACTATTAGTGGAACTAATATTGGTTCATCCAGTATGCCTGATGTTTCTGCACCCCTTTTAATTGGTCAATCTTCTGGGACAAGTGCGGAATGGTATGATGGTTTTATAAATGATTTGAGGATCACAAAAGGGGTAGAGGTTTATACTGGAAATTTTACTGTACCAACTGGCCCATTAACGAAAACATGGGATTCAAATAATCTTGGTGGTTATGCAAATTTAACAAACATTACCTCAAACACAGATTCCTCAAAAGTTAAACTGTTATTAACAGGAAATGAAGGAACAACAAGCACAGGATTTGCCGATAGTTCTGATGGTGCGTCCAATCAAACAACCGCGCACACTATTACCCCAACAGGCTCACTCCACTCACAAGAACATGGAGGGATCGCCCCTGCAATGGCTTTCCCTGCATCTGGGAAGGCAACTGGAAGTGCTGGAGTTTATTTTGATGGGACAGGGGACATATTAGAAATACCAGCTTCTGCTGATTGGAATTTTAGTGGTGGGAATGCGACTATTGAGTTGTGGGTTTACCCCATGCTTGTTGACAGATCAAGTGCGAATCAACGAATAATATCATCTCAAGGAGATACTGGAAATTGGTTTGTAAAGTGGGATCGTGTAGCTGACAAGTTCACTTTTCAATCAACGGCTATTGCCCAACAGGAAACTTCAAACACTTTTAGCACACACAAATGGTATCATTTTGTTATAACTAAGGTTGGAACAGGGTCAGGTTCTACACTTAAAATTTATATAGATGGTGTTCAAGAATTTACAGGCACAACTACAAGTGCTTTTCCAGATACTGGTGGTGTTTTAACGATAGGCGGTTATAAGGCTACTGACGGAAATATTAGTGAAGGCTTTCAGGGTTACATCGATGGAGTGAGAATTCAAAAAGGCGTAGCTTCATTTAGTGGAACTAACACAAGTTCTGCAAACTTCACATTACCTACCCAAATCTACGGAGCCTATAAAGACAAAACGATCCCAACCATCACATTCACAGGTCAACTAGCATCAGGTTCCTTGGCATCAGATGAGGACATTGAGTTTAGCAATGTAGCAAACACATCCAACCCAAGTGGAATGCAGAAGCTTGACGACTCTAAAATCGGGTTGACTCTGACAAACCTGACAGGATCAGACAAAAACAAAGCAACCTTAACAGGAACAGTTAGTACTAATTTTAGTGGTACAACAAGAGCAAACCTACCAGTAAAAGCACAGGTGCGAACCGAGAGAGGAAATGCTGCTTATGATTCCACTGGTTCCTCAAAACGCTTAGTCACCTTTTCCAGTACAACAAAAACAACAGGACTGCAACCTGGGTATACAGTTACTGGAACAGGGATTCCTGCTGGAACCACAATCACTTCAATAGACTCAGCAACAACCCTGACTTTATCTGCGGATACCACAGGTGGTGCATTGACATCCCAGACCCTTCACTTCGGTGATCCTGAGAGGCAGATCCATGTAAATGGAAGTGAGGTGCTAAGTAATAGTGACTCGATGCTCACCATTGCAGTAGATGCTGAGTCTCAGCCAGTTCTATTCAACGCACGGAGGTATGCTGGGTCGCCTTCATATAGAAACATAACAGGTTATGGGATGACTCCAGATTTAGTGTGGATTAAAGAGAGAAGTTACGCTCAATCACATTATCTTTTTGACACAATCAGAGGCCATTCAGAATGGATATCATCCGATGCTAATACAGCCCAAACTCAAGATACGACTTCACTAACTGAATTTCTTGATGATGGGTTTAGACTGGCTGGGGGTGATGGAAAAACGAATGAAGATGCTCAAACTTATGTAGCTTGGGCATGGAAAGCTGGCGGTACGCCTAGTGCTTACGGCAAGAAAAAAATTAATGGTACTGAGTCTGCTATAACATTGGCCTCTGGCGTTGATCAGGACGGGGATTATTATAATCTTAAAGCACACGGAGACTCTTCTTATGGGATGAAACAGTCGATAAACACAACAGGAGGGTTTTCGATTACTAAATTTTCAGTGGGAGGTACATCAGGAAATGGATGGTTTAAACACGGATTTAGTGGCGATCCAGACTGGGTAATTATTAGAAGGATTGACGGCACTTATAATTGGGATACTTGGCATAGCGGTTTAACGACAAGCTGGAACACAAATCAGACACTACGATTAAACACTAACGATTCTTTAGTCTCAGGGAGAGGTGATATTTTTAAAGATTCCAGCACAACAGGCTTCCCCAAAGGAGATGGTAAGATTTACATAGACAGGGGAGCTATTTATGGAAGTGATGCAGACGATGAGTTTATCTGCTACGCCTGGAAAGCCGTGTCAGGCGTGAGTGCATTTGGGAGTTATTTTGGTAAAACCGGAGGAGGAGGAAATAGGGTTTATTTTGACTCTAATGGTGACGGCAGTGGCACAGGAGGATTCAGGCCACGTTTTATCATGACAAAATTAATAAATTTCAGTAGCTCTTATGGGTCATGGTCAATGATCGATGCTTCTAGGTCTGATTTTGGAACTTCTGGAACAACTGCATTAAATGCTACTGATACTAAAGTGGTTTATGCTGATCAAAGCAAAGTTGAAAATCAGAGAGCAGGAAGTACAGATGCAAGCACAATAGCTGTAACAATTTACGATGATGGATTCCAATTTACAGCTACTAACACGGAGACTAATGTAGCCAATGACGCTTATAAATACATCTACATGGCCTTCGCATGAGTGGACACAGCCCTAACCCAGCGGATTCAATTTACTATAATTATCCCACAACAACACAAGCAACAGAAGTTATGCCAGAAGTAAGCACATTATATCAGATGGTAATGGACCTGGGCATACCTGCCTGTGTCATTATTGCTGCGTTTTGGTTCATTAGATACCAAAGTGAACTAGCGAAAAAAGAACGAGAAGAGTTCTGGAAGAAAGACGAAGAGCACGATGGTAGACTCTTGGATATGATTGAGAGATCCTCAGATGCTATTCTTCAGATCAAGCTGGCATTGGAAGCCAATACACAAGCAATCAAAGAAATTACAAGTAGAAAATGAGTAATACAAGAGGTAGAAACTTTGAAGACTTTAGAATAGAAAATAGACCTAAAACTTTAAAGGCTAGTAAAAAATTTAATGCTCTAAAAATACCAAAAGGTATGAATAAAAAATCTCGTAGTTATAGTTACTATATAGATAAAGAAGGTAATATACATACTTCTAAAACTACAAAGTATTCAGGAAGTAAATACAACTATAAGAAAAAAACAACTAAAGAAAATAAAGAGAAACCTAAAACTACTAAGAAGTTAAGTTATACGTAATGGAAACAGTCACAGAAAAAACAACTATAAAGAATGGTGGGAAACCTAAAGATGACCCACATATACAGCTTATGAAACTTAGATTTTGGGCAAGATTTCTTATTAGTCTTCTTGCCTTTGGTCTCTTTGGTTGGCTTGTGTTTACTATGGTTAATAAACCAGATGAACTAGCTCAATCGAGTAAAGACCTAATTAACTTAGCATTCGGTGCATTCTTACCGATCATTGGAATGTTAGGTAAACATTGGTTTGAAGTGTCTCATGACGAACCAGAACATAACCCTGAACCTAAAAAACCTATAGAAGAAGAAGAAGCAAATGGTAGCCTCGTTACTCCTTAATGTAATACAATCGTTAGTCGTAGACCAAGCTCAGTCATTAGCCAAAGAACACGTAGCAAAAGTAATGGAAGATAACCTAAGTGAGGATCAGCTTAAGCTAATTGATGCATGTGTGGATGAAATGCCAGAGAACACATTTAAGTCAGTGAAAGAATTTCTCGGATGAAACTAAGTAAGAACTTCTCATTGAAGGAACTTACTAGATCACAAACTGCTATTCGTCACGGCATTGATAACTCTCCTACTTTAGATCAACTAGTGTGCCTCACTGCTTTAACCACGGCAATACTCCAGCCGATCCGTGAGGTACACGGGCGAGTCAATATTAACTCTGGATTAAGAGTCTTAGAGTTAAATAGAAAGATCGGAAGTGGGGATAACTCACAGCATGTCTTTGGACAAGCAGCAGACCTAGAATGTCCCTCAATAGATAACCTAAAACTAGCAAAGTGGATTGAAAGTAATCTTAAGTTTGATCAACTCATTCTGGAATATTATGAAAGTGGAGATCCCACGAGTGGATGGATACATTGCAGTTACAACAATTCAGGAGAAAATCGTGGTCGAGTACTTACTGCAAGTAGGGTAGACGGAAAGACCCAGTATACAGAAGGAATACATGAGTAACCTAAGTGACCTACATGATGCCTTAGCAAAAGAGCTACTCCAGAGAATCAAGAGTGGTGAAGCTAAAGCACCTGACCTCGCTGTGGCAGCCAAGTTCCTCAAGGACAATGAGATCACAGCGGTACCCACAAATAACAATGCGTTATCACAACTCCTAGACTCAATGCCCTTCCCTACTGAGGAAGACATCAAAGAAGCTAGAGTTGTTTGATAATATATACACTAATTCATACAATCCACGTATGTACACGTTTTTTGAGTAACCCATACAAACACACCAACCAGTGATAAAAACAGCGTTAAAGATAGGTTTAAGCATTCTCCCGAAGCGTTATAGGACTGCCGATTGGCTCCTAGTTACCACTCGGAAGAGAAAGAACAAGAAAACAGGTAAACCTGAGACTAAAACAAAAGTCGTAAGTGGTAGCGACATGAAGAAGATGATGGAGCTTCAAGCCAAAGGAATCAATGAAAAAGGTGGAGGAAAGTTAACCGCTAAGGTTGTCAAAAACACTAAGAAGCTAGGTTCGAGAAAAGACTACGACACCTTGTACGAGAAGGCTACTGGGCGAAACCCAGTGTCAGGTAAGGAAGCCCTGAGTGATAGTGAAATGATGAAGCAGGTAATACGATAATGCCACAAGGACCAGGAACATACGGAAGCCAAGTAGGGAGACCACCTAAGAAAACATCAGTAGGACTCTCGAAAGCTGGAGGAGACTTTGCGGTAGGACGGAAACAAGCCAAGGAGTTAAAAAAGAAAAGGAAACTGATACTTGCAAAGAAATCTAAACTCTCCCTCAAGCAGAAGATTCTCAAGGCACTCAAGATTACCGCAAAAGGAGCAGCTAAAGG